TCATTGCATGGGCGCGTTTGAAGCAGATGGTCAAATACAAGGTGGCAATCGGGCAGGTCGAGATCAATGAATCTGAGCTCAGTGTCCGTTTTCTGCACAACAATGCGGTGATTCGCTTGCTTGGCGGCGACAATCCAGACGCCATGCGTGGTGTGCGTCTGGATGGCGTCGTCATCGATGAGGTCGCACAGATCAAGCCGGAAGTTTGGGAAGAGATCATCCAACCGGCGCTTTCCGATCGTAAAGGTTATGCTTGGTTCATCGGCACACCTTCTGGCATGAACCTGTTCAGTCAGTTGTTTTTCGCAGCTCCACAGCGCAAAGACTGGTTCGCTGCACGCTACACGGTTTATGACACCGATGCGGTTGATCCTGAAGAGGTCGAGCGTCTGCGAGAGACCATGAGCGAGCAGGCATTTGCGCGTGAATACCTGTGCGACTTCAGTGCAGCCGGTGATGATCAATTGCTGTCGCTGACCGATGTCGACATTGCTGCCAACCGGTCATTCCGACCCGGTGAGATGGACTACGCACCTCGCATCCTAGGCGTTGACCCTGCGCGCTTTGGGGATGACCGTTCTGTCATCTTCCCGCGACAGGGTCTCCAAGCGTTTGAGCCTGAAGTCTACAAAGGCATTGATAACATGGAGCTGGCCAGCCGGGTCGCAGACTATATCCAGCGATGGCAGGCCGATGCGGTCTTCATCGACGCAGGGGCGGGGAGTGGTGTGATCGATCGATTACGTCAGCTTGGGTTTGATGTCGTTGAGGTCAACTTTGGCGGTAAACCCATCGACCCGAGATTCAACAACAAGCGGACTGAAATGTGGCACACGATGGCCGATGCGGTCCGGGCTGGGTTGGCCATCCCCAACCATCTGACACTGAAGATGGAGCTGGCCACACCGGTGTATCGATTTGATGCCGCCAATCGCATCGTGCTCGAGAGTAAAGACGACATTCGCAAACGCTTACCTGACGCCGGATCACCCGATCTCGCCGACGCATTGGCGCTGACCTATGCCCAGCCGGTTGCGAAACAGATCAGGCAGCATCAACACAAACCTGTTCAAGAGTATGACCCGTACGCGGTTGAGCTGATCTGATTCCATATCGGGGTGTGCGTATCGCTTGCGCACCCATCTACCTTTCGTCCATGTGTGAAGTTGTCAGGACTACCGTCGCTGCGCTTTGGGATGACCCGTACTTCGATGGGCTTGTGGACGAGTACGCTGCAGAGTCTTCAATTGAAGGATTGCCGCATCCCAAAAACAAGCGAGAAACTTACGAGATGCTGGAAAGCGTCGGCGCGCTGACGGTATTTGGCGCTTATCAAGATCGGCACCTCATCGGGTTTCTGACAATTTTGCTACCGATCATGCCGCATTACGGTGAAGTGGTCGCAACAACCGAATCGTATTTCGTGGGTGCTGACTATCGGAAGAGCGGGGCGGGGCTCAAGTTGCTACGTGCAGCAGAGGTCTTTGCAAAAGAAGCAGACGCACAAGGCTTTTTGGTTGCGGCACCTTCGGGTGGGAGATTGGCCGAGGTGATGCCCAAGTTGGGATACACCGAGTCCAATCGTGTGTTTTTCAGGAGTTTCATGTGTACGCACTGAGCGAACAACAGACGCTTCCACCCATCGATCCGGTGAGTTTGCGCGCGATTGAGCAGTTTGAAGCGTGTGTGAGCCATGCTCCACAGGTTGAAGTGCTCACGCAACATGTTCTGCACGGCGGAATGTATTCGCGCACGGTATTGATCCCGCGTGACGTAGTGATCACTGGGGCCTTCATTAAAGTGCCGACAATTTTGTTTGTGAAGGGAGACTGCACTGTTTGGTCGTCTGGTCAGACCACACACCTGAGTGGGTATCAGATCATTCCAGCCAGTGCCAACCGAAAGCAGATATTCGTGGCCCATGAGGACACGTACTTGACGATGATTTTTGCGACCACTGCTAAAACGATCGAGGACGCTGAAATCGAATTCACTGATCAGGTCGAGCAATTGGCATCGCGTCTTGATCCGAACACCAACACCGTAATCATCACAGGAGAGTAACGATGTCTGGAGCAGTCACAGCTACGACCGTATTGGCAACCGCAGCCGCAGTAGGTACCGCGTACACGATTTACTCAGGTGAGAAAGCTGCAAAAGCACAAAAGAGTGCGCAGCAAGAAGCCAGAAACACCGCAGTCAAACAAGAGAAGGCTGCCGATGAAGCAATGAATGCAGCTAATCGCAAGACTCCGAACACGGCTGCAATCATGGATCGTGCAGCACAAATGGGTAAATCGGGCCCAGCATCCACCATGATCACCGGTGCAGGTGGGGTGGACCCGAACCAACTTGCATTGGGCCGTAACACTTTACTGGGCGGCTAAGTCATGGGGGTCTTCAATACGCTTTTCGGTGGCGGTGGTTTGTCTGATTTAGCCAATGACACCAGCGACGCTGGGAAACTTCTTGCTGCAATTTTTTCTTCAGCGGCTGGTAATGAATTGAAACCTTCGACAATGGAAACATTGAACGCGATTCCTGAAGGCACTTCGCAGTCAGGCGGTATGACGTTGACCAAAACCACTACCGGTCAGGCCCGCAACAATGCGCCGACTGCTCAGGCCACGTCGAGCAAAGCTCCTGAACAAGCGGCTGCAAAGCCGGAAAGTCGGATCGACATCGCCAATCGGCTGTATGGGAAATAAGTAATGGACGATCGTACGCCACGTGAACGGCTGCAACAGCGTTGGTCTGCTCTGAAGAATGAGCGATCGACGTGGGATTATCACTGGCGTGAGATCAGCGACTATCTTCTGCCGCGCTCAGGCCGTTTCTTCACGAAGAAGGTGAACGATGGCGGGAAGCGTCACAACAACATCTATGACAACACTGGCACACGGTCCCTACGCGTATTGTCAGCAGGCATGATGGCTGGCATGACCAGCCCGGCGCGCCCTTGGTTCCGGCTCGCTACCAGCGATCTGGATTTGATGAAGTCCGACGCTGTGAAGCTGTGGTTAAACGAAGTCACACGCATGATGCTGAACGTGTTCTCTCGTTCCAATACGTACCGTGCATTGCATTCCATGTATGAAGAACTCGGAGCATTTGGCACTGCATCGAGCATCGTCTTGCCCGATTACGAAAATGTCATCCACCATTACCCGTTGACCATTGGTGAATATGCCTTGGCATCCAACGCGAAGGGGCAGATCGACACGCTCTATCGCGAGTTTGAAATGACGGTCGCGCAAATTGTCGAAGAGTTTGGCTACAAGAATTGCAGCCAGAACACGCGTCACATGTATGACCGTGGCAATTTGGATTACTGGGTGACGGTAGTCCATACCATCGAGCCTCGCCGGGAGCGTGACATCTACAAGAAAGACACAAAGAACATGCCGTTCAAGTCGTGCTACTTCGAGCAAGCCGGTGATAAAAACGACATGCTTCGTGAGTCTGGATTCCAAGAGTTTCCAGCGGTGTCCCCGCGTTGGTCAGTGGCTGGGGGTGACATTTATGGTTTGAGTCCGGGGATGGAAGCCTTGGGGGACATCAAGCAGCTTCAGCATGAACAGTTGCGGAAAGCGCAGGGCATCGATTACCAAACCAAACCTCCAATGCAGGTGCCCACTGCGCTGAAGAATCAGGGAATCAACACTCTCCCGGGCGGGGTGACCTATGTGGATGCGGCAGCTCAGAACGCCGGTATTCGTACTGCATTCGAGGTAAACCTGAACCTGTCGCATTTGCTTGAGGATATTGGCGATGTGCGTCAACGCATCAGCTCGTCGTTTTACGCTGATCTGTTCTTGATGTTGGCCAACAATGACCTTGGACGAATGACTGCAACCGAGGTGGCCGAGCGTCATGAAGAGAAGCTGCTGATGCTCGGCCCGGTACTGGAGCGTTTGCATAATGAGCTGCTCGACCCATTGATCAACATGACGTTCAATCGAATGTTGGCTGCAGGTGTCGTTCCGCCGCCACCTTCTGAACTACAAGGTATGGACATCAATGTGGAATTCGTGTCCATGCTGGCGCAGGCACAACGCGCAGTTGGTACCAATTCTGTGGATCGGTTTGTCGGTAATCTGGGTGCTGTAGCCGGTATGAAACCCGACGTTTTGGACAAATTCGATTCAGACAAGTGGGCCGAAATCTACGCAGACATGCTGGGCATAGACCCCGAGCTGATCACTGCAGATGAGCAAGTAGCGATGATTCGTGATCAGCGTGCGCAAGCGGCGCAAGCTCAACAGCAGATGGCGGCTATGCAGCAAGGGGCCGACAGTATGAGCAAGCTCGGCCGGGTGAACACCGATCCGAACAATCCAAACATGGCTACTGACGCAGTCAACATGTTCTCGGGATATACCGGCTAATCGTCTTTGGGGTATCGCTTTTTATTTGAGCGATGGTCCATGTAGATAAAGAAGCCAATCCCAACAGCAGTGCCTAGCGTCAACGCGAGTGTTTCACCGAGCAAATCGACAAGAACACCCATAACTAGAACAAGACCAACCACACCAACAGACAAGATCGCAAACAGAACCAGCCGGTCGAGTAGGGTGGGTTGATCGTTCTTAAAGAGTCTCATCTAAGTATTCTGCCGGCCAACGTCTTCATGCGCCAATCTATCGGGTATTGCTAACGAACCTTGCATGCATGTCAAGTGCTAACATTGGCTCCACGCGAGAAACACCGCAAGGAGTCGACACGATGGCGCGCGCTTTGGAGCTTTTGAAGAAGTACACCGGCTGGGCAAAACTGGAAGCGTCGATGGAGGATGATTTCCAGAAAAAACTACGCCGGGACATCGAAAAAACACACCAACGCTGTCAGACGATTGAGAACATCGTCTGGGAAGCCATTGCGTTAGAACAAGCTGCCGAAGACCCAGATATGCAGAACAGTTCTCGCAGGGGTATGTATCGCGAGGCAATGGAAAAGCACCGGTATTTCTGGAACGCTGACAAGGTAGACCAAATCCCAACGACCGCAGAAGACGCCGCCTACAAAATCGAAGCCCTGTTTTTAGACTTGCAGTACAAGCACGAAAACGACTTGCGCGAGACCAAGTACGGCGCTCTGATCTTCGGAACCATTATCGTCGCTCCGATTCTCGGCTCAGTGATTTACGCCCTCGCATCAGTGCTGCCCTACTAACCTCGCTCGATGCACTCAGTCTGGCTTGGGGCTGGGAGTATCTCGAAGAACACGCTCATATCCGAGATAGATGCACGACGCGTAGCTAATTTGTTTGTAGTCGGCTCTTTGAATTATCGAATAGCGATAATCACATAAGTACGGAACGTATTCGTAAGAGAGCGCGGGCAAGACATCCCCGGGTTTGCACTTCTGTTTGACATCAGGGGGATAAGACGAGGAGCACACGCTCTCTACCACCGGATCTTTTTCCCACCATTTACTGTCCGCCGCCAGTGGTTGGCTGAATAACGCCGCAATGGCAATCACCTTACACGCAAAGAAACACTGAAGTCTGAGGTTCATTGAAATCCTCCTGCGCGCAGGGTGCGCGTATCTCGATTCTAGCCCATTACCGTTCGTTCATGAGCGGATATGACCCTCTCGATATTCGAGGACAAGAGCGTGCGAAGCAGGACAACGACCTGCAAGAGCGCATTGCCCGCGAATCCGAAGAAGCCGATCTGCAATGGCTGATGTCCAGCAAACGGGGACGCCGAATTGTTTGGCGTTTTCTGGATCGAGCCGGTGTGTTCCGGCTTTCGTTCAACACCAACGCGATGTCAATGGCATTTAGCGAAGGTAACAGGAATGAAGGCTTACGCATCTTGGCCCAGATTCACGCGATTTGCCCAAATCTTTATCCAACCATGGTGAAGGAAGCCAAGAATGAGCGAAGAAACCCTAGTGACGAGTGAAGCCGCAACGACCACTGAAGGTGAAGCCGTCGAGAGTGCTGTAAGCGATACCGCTTCAGCAAACCAGCAGTCGAGTGTTGACGACACTCAAGCCGAGGTTGATGCCCAAGGCGAGGTGACCGAGGAGTCCTCCGAAGAAGCCAAACCGGACGGTGCACCTGAACAGTATGAATTTGAATTGGCTGATCTAAAAGTCGATCCCGATTCGATTGATGCGTTCAAAGAGGTGGCCAGAGAGCTTGATCTGTCTCAAGACAAGGCGCAGGCGTTGTTGTCGAAGATGGTCCCGGCCATGCAGACACGACAGCAAGCATTGCTTTCGCAAGCTCGGGATAACTGGGCCACTGCGTCGAAAGGTGATCAGGAATTCGGAGGCGACAAGCTGAACGAAAACTTGGCCGTCGCAAAGAAGGCAATGGATGCGTTCGGAACGCCTGAGCTCACAAAGCTGCTGAACGAGTCCGGTTTAGGAAACCACCCGGAAGTTATCCGCGTGTTTTTCAGGGCCGGTAAGGCAATCAGTGAAGACGGCTTTGTCCGGGGTCAGGGTAGCAGCGATGCGACGAGTGACCCAGCAAAGCGACTTTTTCCAAATCAGGCATAAGGAGCTAACTCATGTCTACTCTGTCCGCAATTCACCCGACGCTCTTGGATGTTACCAAGCGTCTTGATCC